GACCCAGCGACCGTCGGAACGCATGCGGGTGCGGAAGACGGTCATGCCCTCCGCGCCTCGGGTGAACTCGTCCATCTGGCTCGAGATGCCAGCACGGTCGGCGATGATGTACGAACCCCGCTCGAGCAGGATCGCCTGGAACTTGCCCGCCGGGTTCGCTTCGGTGAGCGCGTCGGAGACGAGCACCGGGTAGCCGAAGAGCGAACCGAGCGTCGCATCGTCCTGGATGGTGCCAGATGCACGAGCCTGGAACAGCGGACGACCCGCACCACCGCTGTCATCGGTCAGACCGAGGATGTGCTGGTACAGGGCGGGCGACATGATCCACGACTTCGGAAGACCCCAGTACTTCGCGGGCATGCCGAACGCGACGTTCAGGAGGTTCTGGTAGGTCACGTCGGAGATCGACGGCGTGCCGGTCGACGTGGTCTCTTCGAAGATCACCACGCTTCCGGCGTCGTCCGCGAAACCGGCCGAGGAGAGCGAAGCCTCGGTGCACCGAAGACCGTCAGGCGCGGTCGCCGATGCGGCCGCGGTCGTCGCGGTGTAGGCGGTTTCCCAGTAGTTGCCGTGGGCCTCGGAGTGCTGCTGCAGGATCTCGTCGACCAGACCACCGCGGGCGTCGGCGATCGCCTCTTCGGTGATCGCGGTTTCCGCCGCCGTCTTGAACGAACGGAACCGCACCTTGCCGAAGTCGGGCTCGAGCTCGTCGTAGGCGACGCCTTCGAGCGTAGTCGCGGTGATGGTCGCCCGCGAGGTCACGATCGGGATCTCGACGTCCGACGCATACGAACGCACGGTGGCCGCGTTGCGGACAGCGGAGACGTTCGCAAACAGACGGATCATCTCGTCCTGCAGATCGACCGGGAGCAGGCTGGCGGCGGCGTTGGTGTTGCCGGTCGCAGCCGAGCCGAAGTCGATGAAACGATCACTGATCCGCTCGCCGCGGAACTGGGCCTTGAGCCGCTCGAAGAACAGCTGGCGGCTGTTGATCTCGCCGAACGCCTCCCGGTTGGCGGTGAACTTCTGGCCGCTCGGGAACTTGAAGGTCGGGCGGGCGACCGCCTCGCGAGCAGCGTCGATCGACTCCGCACGGTGAACCTGATCCTGGAGCTTCTCGAGCTTCTCACGCTTGGCGTCGAGCTCGGCGACCTGGTCGACCGTCAGCTCAGCGTCAGTGCTGAGGATGTTCTCCATGTCCTGCCGAAGCGCCGCAGCGTCGGCCCGCATGCTGACGAGGTCAGCCATTGGTCATTCCCCCCGGAATGTAGGTGCCGCGTGCGCCCGGATAGGCGCCGGCGGTGACAAGTGACACTTCGACCAGGCGACCCTTTGTCACCTCGCGAAGACTTTGCTTCTCGTAGTGGCTCCACTCGTCGTCCTCGACGATGAAACCGATCGACACGCTGCCGTCAAGATCCCCGCGCTGCAGGGCCTCGATGACGTCCGAACGGCCCGCCGGCAGGCTCGCATGGAACCGGAGCCCCTCGGGGTCCTCCTCGAGACGCATGGTTCCAGCACCGACACGGGCGAGCGGGACGCCGCTGCGGTCGTGCTGTACGTGCATGACCGTGCGCTCGTCCCAAGCCAACGCCCGCGGACGGATCCGCTCCCGGAAGGGTCGCGGCGCTTCGTTCGTGATGACGTGGGAATAGCGACCGTACGGAACCGCGATCCCGTCGATGGAGTTAGGCGAGGTCGTCGTCAGCTGGCCCGCCGCTGCCATCCTGTAGCAGATCTTCGGTGTCATTCGTCCCCCCCGGAACGCCCGTCATGTTCGGCCCGACATACATGTTGTCACCACCGTCGATCGGCGGCAGGCCCATCTCGAGACGGACCTCGTTCGGCGTCATGACGCCGAGTTGAATGGCGAGCTGATAGCCCTGCATCGCCTCGTTGAACGCACCACGCTGGATGGTGGTGGTATCGAAAGTCACCCGGACCCGTTCGCCCGGGAACAGCTTGCGGCGAATCTCAGCGCTAAACGCCGCGGTGTAGCCAGCCAGCGAGTCGGCGTAGAGCCGGGCGTGCTCCTGCGTGAACGTCTGAGCGTCGACGAAGAGCATGAACGGCGGAACGCCGAACGCCCGCGCGACGTCCTCGATGGCCTGCTTGCGGGCGTTGGCCCAGTCCTGGTCGACAAGCGACCGTCCCACCTGCTCGACCTTGGCGCCGCCCTGCGCAACGATCGGTCGGAGCATGCCATCCGATCCGCTGTGGGCCGACTTGAAAGCGTCCTGAATGGCCCGGATCGTTTCAGATCCGAGGACCTCGTCGGTCGTCAGGGCAAGCTTGCCGAGGCCCGGCATACGGAATTGCTCAACGCCCGCCGTCTCGAGCATGGCCGCGAGCTGAAGCGACCGCACCGCATCGGCGACCGGAGACGTGCCCCACATCTGGCGCCGGGTCGCGAGCATGCGGAAGTGCAGGATGTCATCACATCCGACCTCGCCGTAGTCGCTGGTGTTGTAGACCGGGTGGCCGTCGGTGCTCTTGCTGAGCGTGACGTTCCACGAGTCGAGCGGGATCAGGCTGTCGACGGTGGACCCGCGGCGGCTGATGATCGCGAACGAGTTGCCCCAGAGCAGGGCCTGGGAGAAGAGCCACCGCTGGGCCTCGTGGGCCGTGTGGTACTCGTTCCAGTCGTCGTTGAGCAGGTCGACCCGGTAGTCGTCCAGCTCGACCATGTCCTTGCCGACCTTGCCGTGAACGCGGATCGGAATGCGGGCGAGGTCGCCGGAGATCAGCGAGACCGCCCGCCGCACCTGCGTCACACGCATCGCGGACGGTGGGCTCGTCGTGAAGGCGGCGCCCGAGTCGGATGTGTAGTTGTAGGTGGGCCACGACATCGTCGCCCCAGCTCCACCAGTGGAGCCGAAGCGAGGCCATTCAAATAGCCGTCGCAGGCTAATCAAATCGCGATGTCCCCCGGATCAAGATAGGCGCCCGGTGCTTCTGCACCTTCCTTGATCATTATAGCGCAAGTCATCACCGATGCAACAACCGGGTCAATGATTGAACGACTCCGCATCTTGCATGGTTTCCTGTTTCCGTTCGAGTCGGTCGCAATCTGCACGCCCGCCAGGGCGTACTCCACGACCGGATCAGGTGCCAGCCTGAGCGCCCGATCACGCACCAGACACTCGAGCAGGTGCGTCGCTGGACCCATCACCACCATGCCCTGCGGCACGGCCGTCATCGGCAGATCGGTCTCGGCGTTGTAGCGAACGTCTCGGTCGCCCCACTTCTGCACCTCGGTCTTCATGCCGCCCACCCGGTCGAACCCAATGCGGATCAGGTTGGTGGTCCGCTTGAGATCCCAGAGCCGCTGCTTCACGCTTTCGTACTGGACGCTGTGGTCGCAGATGGTGACGTTCTCGAGGTGCCGCCAGGTGTCTAGCCGGCGGACGTAGTCGAGCATGTGGTCGCCTTCGTTCCTTTGGATGACCCAGTGATGCCACCGCATGCAGATCCGGTCCCCCTCCCACCATGCCCAGGACAAGCTCGAGACGTCAAAACTTTTGGACAGGTCGATAGCCGCATACACCGGGGTCTCCGGGTTGGTCGGCGTCATCGGCACGGACTCGTCGTGGTTGGCCTCCCACATCTCCCCTGAGATCCACCGCATGCCCTTGGTGCTGTAGCGGCAGCAGGCGAACCGCTCGAAGTCCTGTAGGCGATTCTCGGCCCGACACTCGGCCAGCTGGCGGCGGTACTGCTCGATGGGGATGACATGACCGAGGCTCGGCTGCCCCTTGGGCCAGCAGGCTTCGTCCGCCATGTCGTCCTCCTCGTCGATGCCGAAGAGAGCCGAGAACGTGTCGCGCAATTCGTCCCACTTGTCCGAGTCGAGCGCTTCGACCGCCGATCTCCGCCTCTGGTAGTAGGGTGAATCCCTACCCAGTTCGACGCCTCCTGGGGTCGTGATCGAGAGCATGAAGCTGTCAGCCGACTTGCCGATGGCGGACTTGATCTTCGCCATCCAGTCGTTCTTGGCCTCGCTGGTCTCATCGAGCAGGTAGACCATGCCAGCGAGACCGTCGAGGGTGTTGGTCTTGCTGGCGTAGGGCAGGATGTCGGTTCCTGTCGGAATGACCGCCAGCTTCCGCTCGGTGATCCTGAGGTCGCCGAACCCCTTGGTGTCTGGGTTGTTGGCGTCCCCGAACGCCATCGCACCCATGCGACAGGCAGCGTCATACGCGAGCCGGGCCTGTACGACGGTGTTGGCGAGACAGTACACCTTGGCGTTCTCGTAGCGGAACCCGGCGTGCAGGAGGATGGTGGCAGCAAGACTGGTCTTGCCGGCACCGCGGGCGCACTCGATCCAGGCCGACTTGAACCGGCGCCCGCCGGTCGACTTCAGCCGCCAGCACAGGACGGACCCCACCACCCACGACTGCCAGGGCAGGAGAACGAACGGCTGGCCGGTGAGCTCGTGCCCGCCGATGATCCGGAGTCTCGAGACGAGCTCGCTGTAGCGTCGCCACTCGTCCCAGTCCCAGTACACATCGTCGCGTTCGAGGTCGGCGAAGTGCCGCTCGACGGCCGCGCGGATCAGCCGATTCGCAACAAGATTTCCTGCGCGAACTTCTTTCGGAAAGTCCCACGGATCGAAGGATGCGGGCGTGTCAACTGCGTCGGGTGGCAAAATGGCGACTTCGTACGAGAAAAAGGTGG